CTTACGCCAGTAATTCCACCACGGGTAAGGTCAACTTCCCTTACTTTAATTCCAGGAGATACTAAGCCTAAACCAGCCATCTGATTTCCTCTAGAAGTTTCAGTTTATTTCTAAATTTATTTATTGATAGCAAGCTTTTCAAATGGGGAAATAGGACGTGAACACTACCAATCTGGATATTCCCACCTATCAAACACTCTGTTTGTCATCCTACTCACAACAATTCTCTTCTTGGTGCAATCCTTGCACTCATAAGAATATGCGGATGGATATGAACCTCTATCTTTTCTTGTAAGGTAAAAATCATCCAAAAGATTTTTTCTTTCACGGCAAACCCTACATGTTCTTTCAACAAACAATAGATGTTCTAGATCAAACTTGTCATCAAGATTCATTAGTAATACTCCCACATGTAACTCATGTCACCATAAGTTGAATTGAGATCCGTCATATCAGCTTTCTTCCACAAGGTTCCATCATCACCCTGAATTATTTCATCGTCAAGACCATCACTGATGAAACCAAATGGAGCCATGTCCTGCTCGATCTGATCTCTCTGATCTTCATACAATCTCTTACGAACGTCCTGATCAGTCAGTTCTTTAAAATAGTCCTGTGCAACCAACCAGGCATAAATGACAAGACACATTGCAAGGTCATCATTACATCCATCCTCAGCTTCAAATGAATTTCTCTTGTGGATGAATGTAGTAAGTTCTGATATAATATCGTAGTCTTTGAAGAGAACTTTGTCCGCCTCAATCATTGTCTTGAGGTTAGAACACCCCACCGCTTTTACAGCCTTGGACATCTTGAGACCCAACTGAGTTTTCTTTCCAGAAAAACCCTGACCCACAATCTGTCCAGCCCTACCTCTCATCGAACACTGAAGTAAGTTTGGATATTCAAGATCGTAGTTTAGAATAGATGCAACCTGATCACCAATATCATTGACTTCACATAATACCCATGCATTGTTGTATGATTTTACCGCCTCATAAATGATTGACGGGAACAACATGGGTTTGATTTCGTTATTCTTATATTTTGCAACTACTCTATGTGGATATTCTGTGATATCCACAACAACAAATGCAGAGTAGTCATTACCTCCACCTCTGGCTACGTCAACGGTACAAACGTAGTCATGATTATCAATTGGTTTTTCGTATATTTCTAGTCCATTGCCTGATTGGATTGGTCTGTCATAGACCATGGCTCTGAGTTTGGCTGGATTGATGAGAGTATCGACTGATCCAAGGAACTCACACTCAAACTCAACCTTGAACTGGTTTTCTGAAGTGTTCTTGATTGTTTGTTCTCGCCACTTCTCATCACGGCCTGGAACTTCTGACCAGTGAACCGAAGTTGGAACATATTCATTTTGACTCCTCTCAGCATCATGCCACATTCTGTAAAAATGGTTCATGCCGTGAGGCGTTGAAACCATGATTACTTTTGTGCTTTTACCAGAAGTAATAGTAGGATAAACAGAGGCAAAGAACGAGTCAGCAATGTGATTTGGGACGAACGCGAACTCGTCGAGAAAGAGGATGTTGAACGACATACCTCGGACAGCACTCGCAGACGTAGAAGCTGCCAATACCTTACTGCCATTCTCGAGCTCCATCGATCCTTTGTTCCATGCTATGATACCCTGTTGCATCCATTTTGGCAGGTTCTCATATGCGAGTTGTAACCTACTGAGGAGTTCCCTCGCGGTTGACGCTTTGTTGGCAAGAATACCAACGTTCACACTGTCGTTGAAGACAATGTAGTGAAGTAAGTATGATACCGACGTGGTTGACTTACCAGTCTGTCGGGGCATCATACAGATGTTAAATCTGTTCTTATGAAATCGACTGATTAACTTCTCTTGAAACTTGTAAGGTTCAAAAGGAACAAGACCTTCATCCAGAGAAACGATACGAATATAATTTCGCGCAAAGTAAACAGGATCGTCTTTACACTTAATAAATTCTTCAATCTGGTCTTTGGTGAACTCAATGGCGGTGTTAGCCTTCTTGAGGTTCGGGTTACCAAGGTATACCTCACTCATCTAACTCATCATACGCTAGCTTAAGTATGTAGTAAACACACCATGCGGTGAATGCCAAACCACAACACAAAAGAATGATCACACTCCAAGTTGGATCATTCAGATTCTGGTGGGGTCTTAGTATGAGTTCCATCAAAAGGTGCCCAATGTTCCCACTTATACTTATGCACTGCCCACATTCCTAAAATGGGAACAACGATAAGTGCATAACAAAGAGTTCCTAAAAATATGTTGTTGTTTAATGCAGCTGCCGCGAAGTGTCCCATAGTTGTCTGAAGTATCTGTCTACGTGGTTTAAACAGTCTAGTGGTGCCGTTTGTTCTGTAAATGACCAATCATAACAAAAGTCAATCATGTCGCAAGTAACATGACTGACTCCATATATTCTTGAAAAAGATGATACTGCGAAATGAAACCGTTGTCTAGTGTGCGGTTCCATTCCCCTTATAGTGTTCGGATTCATAGTAGCTTCCCTTCTTTGAACCGAAATAAATTGTAGTTAATACAAATGGGATGGCAACGATTGCAAGTGCCTTTCCTAACAGATGTTCCATTATTGGTCTATCCCAAGTTCCTTTAAGTAGTCTATCCACCATTGGGGGTCTCTCTGCATTCTCCATCGGGGAACCTCCATTCCTTTGTTGAAGTAATATTCCCAGAGAGCTTCATCTATAGTCTGTTTTACTTCCATATTCCTCGTCCTCCTCATTAACGTCTCCATACGGATTTTCCAAATAGGGTCCGTGTGGTTTTCTGGATTCATCTCTGACATAGGTTCTTTCAGATTCGATACTTGCAATCCATACTGAGAGTTTCATTACTATGTAGATGATACCCAGTGGTAAAAAACAAGCAATGAGGATGAGTGGTTTCATTTGTCCTTTAGCAACTCTTCTATTCTGCGACGCATATCTTCAGTTTTTTTAGTCTCACGTTCACAATGTCTGTAACCATGTTGCCCTCTCAGGATCATTGTTCCCTGATAGAACATTGTGGCTGCAAAGACCAACAATAAAACAATACCGATTATTTCAGGGTAATGTTGAGCCATGGTAGGACAGGAGGAATAGCCCCGATAAGTCTTAAAAGTCCCTCAGCAAATAAAGCAAGAACCACCCAACCAACGCACATGCTAATGATAGAAGCATTACGGTTGTGTTGTCGTATTGCTGCATCAATCATCTCCTGAACTTCTTCTTTAGTTACTGGTTCCATCATCAATACTCATGTTGTCTAAGTCTTCTAATCTTTTTTTCCAAGTGTCACCACCATCCATACCACGTTTGGGATTAATACACTGGAAGTTTCCTATGTTGTTACAAACTAGCCCTGCGAGATCTAGTTCATTCCCCTTCTTCCCTGTACCTGACCAGTAGTGTTGTCCGTTGATCCAGACAGCACCACATTTGGGGCATTCTGCTCTGCTCATTGACAGATCAGACATCTCCTTGTCCTTATCCATTAGAAGTCCGTAAATTTGGATGGCATACCCAATTGTTTTTCTAACCTGCGTTTCATGAAATAAAGTTGAACTCTAATAAAGAAAAACTTTACTTGGAGTTCAAAGTAAGCAAATACACGCATGGTTCCTTCAATACCTGCGTACCAGATCATCCCGATCAGGATGAACATGGTTAGGTATAAGCCAATTAAGGTTGACTCCATGATAGAGCAGGCTCAAAGTTGTATCTATAAGATACACTATTTCTTAAGACTTCCGCAGTATAACTCCATACTGATTTCAACACAATTACCTTTGTTCAATCCAGTTAAGTACCGCAAGTGCTGACTTGTTAGTGTTGGGAGATGCACAGGCAAGAGTGTAAGTATCACTGATTGTACCAATACCAGATCTTCCAAGTTGCAATGCTGCTTTATCATCAACATCAACCAGAGAGGCACCACCAGCAATCGTAAATCCTGAGAGAAGTGCTTGACCTCCAGTGAGTGCAGTTGCTGTAGTATCATATTGCATAAAGGAGTTTGGATCTGGATGATCTGTCCAACTCGCACCAGTC